CGTAGGAACATTAACCGTTCATGGAGATGTAACACTAAACCGCGATCTATTTGCAAATAGAAATGTTACTATTGGTGATGCATCTGTAGATACACTGACTGTTAATTCTACTACTACATTTAATGCACCAGTAACATTATCATCTGGTCAGAATTTATTGGTTGGGGGTAACACCACAATCACTGGTAATTTAACAGTAAATGGAACTACCACAACTGTAAATTCAACTAGTATCACAGTAGATGATCCTATCATTACTCTCGGTGGTGATACTGCTCCAGCATCAGATGATAATAAAGATCGTGGAGTTGAATTTAGATATTTTGATACTCAAGCAAGACTTGGATTCTTTGGGTGGGATGACTCTGCAGCAAGGTATGTATTTTTACATGCTGCAACTAATTCAGCAGAGGTATTTACTGGAACTAGATCAGGTATTGATGCTGGCAGCATTAAATTATTTGATACTACAAATTCTACCAATTCTGCATCGGGAACATTAATTGTTGGTGGTGGTGTTGGAGTTGGATTGGATCTTTATGTTGGTGGATTACTTAATGTAACTGGAACAGCTTCAATAACTGGCAATACAACAATTACAGGAACTGCTAATATTGTTAATGATTTTTCAGTCAATACTAACAGGTTTAATGTAGTGGCGGCTTCTGGTAATACTTCTATTGCTGGAACTCTAAATGTTACTGGAGCAACCACATTAAGTAACACTGCAAATATTGTAGGTAATTTTAGTGTTAATACTAATAAGTTTAATGTAATTGCTGCTTCTGGAAATACCAGCATTGCTGGAACCCTAGGTGTTACTGCGGCAACTACATTAAGCAACACTTTGACTTTAACTGGAGCTGCAGATTTAAATTCAACATTAAATGTTGCTGGTCTTGTTAGATTCGAAAATATTGATATTCCCAATATTGATGCTACAAACTTTACAATTTTAAGCTCAGATTATGGTGCATTTAGATTTGATGGCGGTGGTTATGTTGCTGGTCAAGTATTATTTGCTGATGACGTTTATGTTGCAGGTGAACTAAAAATTAAAGATACTGGAGGAGCAACTGGTTCTACACTAAACAATGTAACTGTAAGATATAAAGGTTTCTTTGGAAGCTTAGCATCATACACTCCAACATTCTCCACCGATAATAATGCAAACATTAGAGTATATGGTGGTATGTCAGTTGGAACTGATATCCAACTAGGAAGAGATTTAATTATCGGAAAAACTTCTAGTGGAGCAACAGCAAAAGCTTCTATTTCTGGAACTACTGGTAATGCATTATTTACTGGAACTTTAGGTGTAACTGGAATAACTAATCTTTCTAGTTCACTAAACGTAACTGGAGCTATTGTAGCTTCATCAACAATAAATGTTACTGGTTCGTTGATTGTTAATACTGATAAGTTTTCAGTAACTGCTGCAACTGGTAACACTTCAGTTGCAGGAACTTTATCTGCTGGTGGTAACTTTGCAGTTAACACTAACAAGTTTAATGTAATTGCATCTTCAGGTAATACTTCGGTTGCTGGATCACTAGATGTAACTGGAGTTACATCACTATCATCGTCTCTTACTGTTACTGGAGCCGCAACTCTAAACTCATCTTTAGGTTTACTAGGAAACTTTAATATCAATACTAATAAGTTTAGTGTTGTGGCTGCATCTGGTAATACTTCAGTTGCTGGAACTTTAAATGTGGCTGGCAACACTACACTTAGTGCAGCATTAGGAGTAACTGGATTATTAACTGCAACTGGGGGTGTATCTGGAAATGTTACAGGTAATTTAACTGGAACTGCAGATAAATCAAATCTTGCTGCTATCACAAATACAACATCATCGAATCTAACTTACTATCCAACATTTGTTTCTGCTACAACTGGTTATTCAGAAATAAGAACAGACTCGGATAACTTAACTTATAATCCTGCAACAAATACATTACAAGTTTCAAACTTCAGATCTACCACAGACTTCACGGTTGAAGGTAATTTAACTATTACTGGAACTGCATTATATGGTCAGTCTCAAGTTGGTGATATTAGTAATCATAATACAGATGATCTTTCAGAGGGAACAACAAATCTATATTTCACTAACGAAAGAGTTGATGATAGAGTTTCCAATTTAATTATTGGTGGAACTGGAATATCTTCTACATATTCAGATAATGGAGATGGTGCTGGATCTCTTACTCTTGCTATTGACTTTGCAGAATTCTCAACTACAAATATTGCTGAAGGAACAAAACAATTCTTTACTACTGAAAGAGCAAGAACTTCTGTTAGTGCGGCAGGTGATTTAGCATACAACTCGTTAACTGGTGTATTCAGTGTTACTACCTTCAAAACAGCAGATGCTAGATCATCAATCAGTGTTACTGACGCTGGCGGAGCAGGATCACTAACATATAGTAGTTCAACTGGTGTTATTACATACACTGGTCCTAATATCAGTTCTTTTGGTGAATCATTAATCGATGATGTTGATGCAGCTGCAGCTCGTTCAACACTTGGGCTAGGAACTGCTGCTACTACAAATAGCACTGCATATGCTACTGCAGCTCAAGGAACTACTGCTGATGATACTAATAGTGATCTATCTTCGCTATATACTGCGCTCGTAGCAATTGGTAATAATGCATCAATTACAACAGTAACTCAACTTAAAGCAGCTTTAGCTGCACTAGTTCGCCCCTGATAACTAATGGCTAATCCAACTACAAAAGCAGAATTAAAAGAGTATTGTCTCAGAAGACTGGGTAAGCCAGTCTTGGAGATTAATGTATCTACAGATCAAATTGATGATGCTGTAGATTACACTATTCAAAAATTCCAACAATTTCATTATGATGGTTGTGAAAGAGTTTATCTAAAACATCAAATCACGCAAGCAGATATCGATAGGTCTAAAACAAATATATCTCACACTGCCGTAGATAATACTACAACATGGTTAGAAGGTAATGGATATATTGATGTTCCAAGTCATATTATCTCTGTAGAAAATATTTTCACTTTTATTGATAAGGGAACATCGAACTTCTTTGATATCAGATATCAAATGAGACTCAATGACCTGTATGATTTCACATCAACGCAATTTTATCACTACTACTTAATTCAAACTCATCTGGAAACAATTGATTTTTTACTAGAGGGAATGAAACCTGTTAGATATAATCACGTTAAGAATAGACTTTATATTGATTTTGATTGGGAATCGGATATTGCTGCTGGTCAGTTTATTATAATAAATGCAACAAGAGCAATTGATCCCAATAATTGGTCGAAAATATATAATGAAATGTGGGTTAAAGATTACGCAACTGCCAAGATCAAAAAGCAGTGGGGGCAGAATTTAACCAAATACAATGGGGTTCAGCTTCCAGGTGGAGTTACATTGAATGGTGAAATGATATATAACGATGCTGTAGATGAATTAACTAAATTGGATGATCAATTAAGATCGACTTACGAATTACCACCGATGGATATGATCGGATAATATATGACAACCAATCCATATTTTACACAAGGAACCACCAATGAACAAGATCTATTGCAAGATCTTGTTGATGAACAGATCAAAATGTTCGGCAAAAATGTATACTATCTTCCTAGAAAATTAGTTAAGGAAGATCAAATTTTTGTCGAGGATACTCTTTCTAAATTCGAACATGCATATGAAATTGAAGTTTACTTAGATGATGCTGGTGGTTTTAGAGGTGATGGTGATTTATTTTCAAAATTTGGTGTAAGAATTGCAGACTCGGTAACTTTTATAGTTTCTAGAAGAAGATTTACTCAAGCTGTAGATAATTTGGGTGAGTTAATTATAGAAGGAAGACCCAATGAAGGAGATTTAGTTTTCTTCCCATTGGTTGGAAAAATGTTTGAAATTAAGTTTGTAGATCACGAAGTTCCATTTTTCCAATTAGGTAAAATGTATGTTTGGGGTCTTCGTTGCGAAATGTTTGAATATAGTGAAGAAGATATCGAAACTGGTATTCCAGAAATTGATGTTGTTGAGCTTAATTTTGCAAATGCAATTTCTTTAGTATTTTCTTCTGGTGGAACTGGTAATTTTACCGTAGGTGAACTAATCACTGGTGGAACTTCAAATGTAACCGCAGAAGTTAAATCTTGGGATTCTACAACTAGAACATTGATAGTAATAAACAGAACTGGATCATTTACTATTCCAGAAACAATTACTGGGGAGGATTCTTCTGCTTCTTGGATTACCTCTTCTTATAATACTATAAATAATCAAAACTCATCATATGATGAAAATGCCGATATTGAAACTGAGGCAGATGATATTTTAGATTTTACGGAGTCGAATCCATTTGGGGAGTATGGAAATAAAGGGGGTGTAGTCTGATGTTAGGAACATATACATATCACGAAATAATAAGAAAATGTGTGGTATCATTTGGAACTCTTTTTAATAATATTGAAATTAGAAGAGTTAAAGATTCTAAGGTAGAGGTAATGAAAGTTCCTCTAGCATATGGACCTAAACAAAAGTTTCTAGCTAGATTAAGAGCTGTAGAAGATCTAACTAAAAAAGATGTTTTTCAAATCACTCTTCCTAGAATAGCATTTGAATTAAAGGATATTTCTCCAGATCCATCTAGAAAAGTAGCCCCAACTCAATATATAAGATCAACTCAAAATGATGGGTCGGTCAAAAAAGTTTATATGCCAGTTCCATATAATTTGACTTTTGAGTTATCAATTTTATCTAAAAATCAAGATGATGGTCTTCAAATTTTAGAGCAAATTTTGCCAAATTTTCACCCATCATTTAATATAACTGTCAAATTAATTCCAGATCTTGGAGAATATAAAGACTTTCCTGTTACATTAAATGGCATTGATATTCAAGATGATTATGAAGGTGATTACGATAAGCGTAGAACCTTAATTTACACTCTTACATTTACATGTAAAACTTATCTATATGGTGCCATTACAGATGTTACTGGAGATCTCATTACAAAAGTTCAGGTCGATTATTCTACAGATTCTAGTGTCACTGCACCTAGGGAAGTTAGGTATACGGTGACACCAGATCCAGAATCTGCAGATCCAGATGATGATTTTGGATTTAATGAGTTAAAGTCGGAGTTTACAGATGCAAGAGAATGGAATCCCGTCACAGGACAAGATGAAGAAATTTGAAGGAATTGATGCTGCATTAAATGTTGATTTAACCGTAGTTCCTTCTTCATCTGAAATTGAGCCAATAAATGCTGGTAATGAAATTGAAGTGCCTGCAATTTTTGACAAAGAACAATTAAAAAAAGATTATGAATTTACAAGAGGAAATTTATATTCTTTAATTCAAAAAGGTCAAGAAGCTGTAGATGGAATTCTAGAATTAGCTAGAGAATCAGATCAACCTAGAGCATATGAGGTTGCTGGTCAATTGGTTAAACACATTGGAGATGTGGCAGAAAAATTAATGGATCTCCAAAAGAAAGTATCTGAAATTGAAAATCCTACAAAGAAAAAGAGAGATACTCAGATTACCAACAACACGATGTTTGTTGGTAGCACTGCAGAGCTAGCAAAATTCCTAAAGCAGCAAAGAGAAATAAATAAATCAGAACAAGAGTGAAATTTTAATTTTAGATAATAAATATAAAAAGAAATCATCACCATCTTTCCCACCATGAAAGCACCAAAGACTTATGCTCAGTTTATTACTGAAGCTTCAAATTTAGCAGAGGGAAATCCTACTGCTAGGATGATGCAAAAATCTAAAACCAAAGTAACTGGTCATATTTCAGCAGATCGTGGTGATGATGAATCTGCTAATAGAGAAAAGAGAAAAAATGTAGAAACCAAACTCAAAAAGAGATTTGGTGGATATCAAAAGGGAGTTGGGGAGTATAAGTATTCTTCTGGTGAAGGAACTGGTAGAGAAGTTTCATATCAGGTAACAAAGCCTGAGAAAATGTCAAAGAGAAAATTTGGCAAATTGGTAAGAAGAACTGGGCGTGAAGCAGGTCAGGAGTCTGTAATTACCAAAGACAAAGACAAGCCAGCGAAGTTGCATTATACGGAAAAAGGTAGTAAGATGAAGTCTGACACTATCGGCAAAACCAAAGCAGGAAAGCATCCTGAGGGTTATGGCGAAACTTCTGGAACTAAAGTCAGAAGTGGTAAACTTCCTAAAAAAACTACTAAAGGAGCAATGCATTATGGCTGATGTAAAAATGTGGGAAGAAGATCAATTCAAATGTAAGTATTGTGGGATTACCCCACCAAAAGGTCATTGGAGACCTTTTACTTGGATTCAAAAGCATGAATTAAATTGCGCAAAAAATCCTGATTTAGAAAAGAAATGAAATCTTTTAAAGAATATTCTTCTGTAGAAGTCTCTCCTGTTCAGGAGGGGCTTCTTTCTCGTATCGTAGATAAAGTGGATAAGGTTTTGGCTCCACCAAAGCCAAAATTTAAAGCAAGATATGGATACGATAGTAATACTGGAAAGCCATTAGCTGGAACTAAAGTAAAAAGTAAACCACAAGTCAAGTCTTCACATGAAGATGATCCATGGTTGAAGCATTCTTCTGGTGCAGAAAAGAAAGCTCATTATAGACAGCTAAGAGGGGAAGAGTATATTCAAGAAAAATCAGAAGAAAAATATTGTCGTTTATGCTGCAAAAAAGAAAAACGTGAGCAGTGTGGATATGGTCCTACCATGTGGGATAGGTATACAGTCAATGATGCAACTGCTGCAGAAAAGAAAGAGGCTGCGATAGAATCTGGCATAATTCAAGAATCTAAATTGAAATTGACTAAATTTAAAACAAAATAAATATTACTGATGAACTAAAGATAGATGTCTTACATCAGGCACGATAAAGATAATAATACGGTTTCTCCACAACCATCCGCAAATCAACTGTCTGTATTTGATGGTTGTGAAGGATGGTCAGAAATTACGTACGATGTTTGGAATGGTGATTATGTCGCTAGAAATTCTGACAATACAGTGAGAACTCCTGGAGTATTTCAGGCAAGAAATTCTGATAATACAACCAGAACTCCAACAACATACCAACGTCATGATATCAACAATCAACCAATTAATGATTGTGAGATTGGCGAAGATGACCCAGCAAACGCAGCAGAACCTGATGCTACGGCATGGGTGTTGATGGATGGTCCTTTTTACAACACTCCTGGTGATCCAAATTCTGGATTTGTTGGGGGTCAGAGTTGGAGAAAGATGGCTCCATCTGCTGCTGTAAATGGCAAAACTTCATACATCTATGGAGATGAAACAGTAACTTGGACTGGAACCGAATGGCAGTATGCCAATCTTTATACTGGAGTTATTGCCTCATCTTCAAGTGATGTTACATATCCATGGTTGGCAACATGGAACAATGGATATACTGGTGCCAAGATTACATCAACATATATTAAGACAACTAATTACCCAGCGGTTCCCTAATCATGGCACAGTATAACAGAAATACCCGAGAGTTCTTAAATCAAGAAAGAACGTTATTCGAAGTAATGATGCTTTCGGATAACTGGGGAACTCGTGCCGATTTTCGCCCTGACTTTACAAGCAAGAATAGACTAAAGACATCTCCATACGAAACATCATTCTTCAATACATTTCAGTTTGGAAAAGAAACTGATGTGTGGGATGAATCAACTGCTAATGGAGGAACAGCAACTCATAATGTGAATCTTTCTGGTGTTGTAATGGCAGTAACTAGCACTGCTGGTTCTGAAGTAATTCGTCAGACCAAGCATGTGATGAGATATATTCCTGGTAGAACATCTACAGTAAGTTTTGCTATTCGTTTAGAAACTCCTGTTACTGGTGTTCGTAGAAGATTTGGATTGTTTGATGTAAATAACGGTGCTTACTTTGAAGATGCTGGGGATGGAAATTACTATTGTGTATTGAGAAGCAAGGCAAGTGGCACTGTAGTTGAAACTAGAGTTGCTAGAGCGAAT